GATGTGGTGGCCTACGCGGGGTTCATTGATAGCAGCAGTTTGCAGGATACCGTCAGCATCAACATAAGTCGCAGAACTAGCCCGCGTGTGGGTGGCAGCACTCACAAGGTCCGTAGCTGTGCCGCCTGTGCGGTAGTAGGTGTCGTCGAAGTCTAGGACTAGGGGAGGCTCGAGACCTACCACTGCGTAAACAGACAGCGCCCCCGCGAGCGAGGACGTGTGCCATTTACCGAACGGCGATAGGTTCCCGTGCCAATTACGCATGGTCGACAACCACCACGGCCCGGCGGCCGTTCAGCGGGGTCGCGAACGCGCGATCGGCGCCAGCCACAGCCGCAAAACTAGCGACGGTAGCTCGAAGCTCACCATCACGCTGATATTCTGCGGAGTTGGCATGGTACTCATACCCTGCGTCAGACAAAGCCGATGGGGCAGATCCGGTCGTGAATCGCACCTTTACAGACCCAGAGATCACCTGAAAGGTGAGCTCCGTAACGTCCGCATTGGTCAGTTCGGTCCACACGCCGGGTGGGCAGCTCACTGCCACTTGATCTCGGGCCATAGGTTATCCCTTCTTGGTCGATGACTTTTTCGTCGCTGGCTTCGGAGCCGGCTTCGGAGCCGGCTTGCGCCGCTCCAGCTCATCTGCGTCTGCAGGTGCCCATTTAATGGTCATGGTTACACCTTACGTCGCTGAGATGGCGGTGCCAGCCGCGGAGATCCAATCCGTGCCGTCAGAAACAGCAACTGTTGGTGCGCCGGCGAGGCCGTCAGATACATACACAACAGTGCCTGCACCCGCTGTGGCAGCGGAAGGGGCGGTGAGTACAGTGTATGTGGGGAGTTTGGCGGCGCCTGTGATGTCGCCTACGAAGCCGTTGGTCGAGTTAACCGGGCCGCTGAAAGTCGTAGTTCCCATGAGATTCTCCTGTCTGGGTTAAGGTCAGCCGCGTTGTGCGACTGTCAGGGATGTGGGCAGGATAGCACGTTGTGTGGGGGCTGTCTACACAACGAAAAAGGCCCGCCGAAGCGGGCCTTCCTATCGTAAACGTAACTCAGACCCCAGGGCTCGCGTACATGCCGAGCGGATCAGACACCCCGAAGCTATAACGCTCACGCGCTTTGTAGCGAGTGTTACCTGTGTCGAAGTCGCCGTCCATGGATGTCGCCATCGGAGAACGCACAAAGTGCTTGTACCCGTTTGGCACGTCCGTACCAAGGAACCAAGCATCTGTGTCCGTCAGGTAGTGGTTGACGCGGTAGCCTTCTGGGATGGACCCATTGGACTTCAGTGCGTTCAGGTCGTTGTCGGCAGTGCCAACGCGGAGCTCTGTCTGCAGCAGGCGTGTCGCCACGAACATCAACGCAGGTGGAACGATCAGCTTGCGCGGGCGAGCCGCGATCAGCAGGCCACGCTCGTCAGTGAACGCTGCGATGTCAATCACAGCCTGCTCGAGCGAGGTTTCGTTCAGGTCGGCATCAACTGCGGGGCGGTTACGGTTTGTCACACCTTGCACGGTTGGGTGCGCAGTGTTGAACAATGTAACGCCGTCGCCGCCAGTGAACGTGTCAAAGCCTGTGTTCAGCAGCTGGGCTGCCTTGACCTGCTTTGTGTACGCCATGGCGCGGGCCAGTGCTTTGGTGTAGCGCGCGGAGAGAGAATCGTAAAGATTGTCCTCCATCGCTTCCTCGGTGATCGAGAAACCCATTGCAACAGTCTCGTGTGTATAACGTGCAGTGAAAGATTCCTGCGCGTTGTCATACGACAATGCCTGACCTTCGTTTTTGACCGGTGCCGCGCCGAAGCCCGACAGTTTGGTCTCTTCTTCGAACGAACGCTCGGACGTTTCCGTCTCATAGATCTCAGAGTGTTCGTTCTCGTACTTATCGTACTCAAGGCCAAACAAGGCATTGAGGCCGGGGAGGAGCTCTTTCAGGAGCTGTGCGCGTGAGATAGCCATTCCGGATACTCCTTATGCCACGCCAAGGCCGGCAGTGTACGCATGGGATGAAGGATTGAATTTAACAATCACATCCGTAAACGCGTCACCGACAGTCGAGGTGGTGCTTTCAACAAAACCAACGACCTTGAAGGCGATCGTGGCGGTGGCGGCCGATGTCGCAACGTCCAGAGCAACTTTAGAGTTACCTGTCGCTGTGTTGCCGGCGGTCTGGTTCACACCCATGTTGGTGTGCAGCAGCGCTTGGGCAACAGGTGCATCGGCTTGGACCTGAAACAGTGTGTTCGGGTCATCTACGACATACGCAATGGCGTCAGCCGCTACTGTACCAGTCGGCCAGTAATTGCGTGTCGTAAAGCCGTATGTCGGGTCAGTGTAGGCACAGCCCACAAAAACGCCAACCGTGCCGGCTGCGAACGGATCAGCGTTGGTGCCGACGTCCGTGACTTTGGTGATTGTACCGTCAGTATGAACCTGAACGATGTCACCGTTAAAGATATTGGCCGCGTACCCGGATGCGATCTTAATCGCGCGGGTAGAGCCAGCGAACGGAGTACCGCCGATCAAATTGATCGGGCGGAGGCCGTAGGGAGAAGCAGCTGTAGCCATTTCAAATCTCCTAGAAGGCGAAAGTTACAGCAAGAAGCACCATGCTTACTTGCCAAACGAAGTGCGCGAAGACCGTTCCGGTTTTAGAACGGGCATACGTGGGTCCGAATTTCGCATGTAGTTGTTGTCAACCGCATCCATTGCGCGACTGGCATCACCCAGCTGAGCCTCAATACGAGACTCTGCGATATCGTCAGAAATTGCACAGAGAAGAAGACCGCCAACCTCGATGTTCCCCTTAAAACGGGAGTCCATGTCAGAGACGAGCTGCATCTCGGGGTAGTCGGATGCTTTGACCGGCGTGTATCCCTCACGGAAGCGAGTCGATACATTGGGGTTGTCCGATGCACCAAGCAGGGCCGTCCGAATCCAGCGGAATTTTACTCCCTCACGGGCTTCGGGGGTCGGCAAGGCCGATGGACGCGTCCACGTTTTTTTGCGCGATGTTGCATCGCGAGTCTCAGCGGTCCGGGGTGTACGATCAGCCATTTTTAGCATCCTTCATGAGTTGCGCCGCGTATTGTTCGGGCTTGAGGCCCAACCGCTTGGCGAGAGCGGCCTGTGTCGAGGTCAACTTAATACGGCGTGGTGAGGGGGCAGAACGTCCTGCCGGGGCCACCACGTTAGCCGCTTTCCGGGGAGTCGGTGTGACCTCTTCACCTGCACCATCGGAAAATTCGTCTGCAAACCGCTTACGTACAGCGGAGTCAATCTCAGTGTAGTACGTTTTACTGTTCGGATCAACACCGTTGCGTACGAGCCGTTCATGGACGCCGAGCGCGAAACCCGTCATCTCACTGTTATTGCCGTACCACTTGTTGTTGTTCATCCACTCAGTCTGGCGTTCGTCGAGCTTGACCGTCGGCTGAGGCTTGGGTTGCGGTGCAGGCTCTTCCTGCGCGCGCGGTGCCGGGCGGTAGTTTTGCAGCTGGGACAGGCGACCCTGCAGTTCGATCATCTTGGACTGAGCGTCCACGATCTTATCTGCATCTCCCAACTCGTAGGCAGAGCGGTATGCAGCCTTCGCACTGTTAAGCTCGCTCTCGACGCGCCCCTTGGCCTGTTCTACCACGGCGCCTTGGCCCTGTGTCAACTGCTCTTGGAGCTTCTTGTTCTGCTCGTAGATCGACTTGGCGTAGTTTGCCGCCTCGTCCCGCTCACGTGCAGCGGCTGCCTGTTGGCGTGCCGCCTCCTTGGCCTCAAACGTCAGCTTCTTGATGCGTTTCTGCACCGCTTCGCTGTAGCCCTCAAGATCACCCTCGTCTGGGATGTCCTCTTCCTTGGCCGGTTCCGCACGGCGCGGTTTGTCGTCTTCCGCTACGTCGTCGACGATCTCGATCTCAAACTCGTCCGACTCATCTTCCTCGATCTGGTTGTCATCAACCTGATCGGTGTCCTGCATGGTTTTCGTGTTCATAGCTTACACCCTCGCAAATCCGCGGGGGTCATCAACCACCGCTTCAACTGTGTCGTCATTGACCAGACGGAACTCTTTCCCGCCAATCTTGAATCGTGTCCCGGAATATGACCGGAAAATCACGAAGTCGCCTTCCTTGCACCAAGGCCCGGATGGGAACTTTACAGGGTCGGAGTAGGCTTCACCCCCAACAGCGACAACCAATCCAATAATAGATGCTGTGGATTCGGCATCTTTAATGCTGTCTGGCATGTAGACTCCGCCGTCGGTCTTCTCTCTGACGTCAAGCGTCGTGACGAGAAGGTGGTAGCCTACCGGTTTGGGGAGTTTAAGACGTGTCGCGTCGTCCATTTCACTGGGTTCGTACATAGTTCACCTCATGCAACGATCTCGGCTCGTTGTAGCCGTCGCCGGACCACCCGGCTACACCACTCTATGTGGTGCTATCTCAATCCTCAATATACCTCTGTTCGATTTCAGAAATATCCTCGAGCAGTGCTTCGACGGCCTCAACCTTTGCGACCACCTTTACATACGCCTCATAGTCTTTTGGACCACCAGACATAAGGTAGTCCGCAAGGGACTCCTTATAGTCGTTCATGCGGGACCTCAGTGCATCTAGTGGGTTCATTCTGCTTCTCCCTCGCCCTTATCGGCGCTCGCAATAATATCCTTGGCAACCGCAAGGCCCATTTCGGCCCCTTTGGCGCGCATTTCGTTCGCCTCGCCCCGCATATCTGTGGCGATCTTGACCCCTAGATTTGCCCCGGCGCGGCGATCTTCTGACTCGATCCGCTCGGACTGTACTGCCACGTTGGCCGTCTTGATCTTCTCGTCCAGCTTGAGCTTCTCGACGTCCATGAGTGCGTCGTGCTTGGCCTGCGCCTCTTTCAACGCGACCTCGCGGGACTTCAACTCGAGCTCTGCGCGCTGGATCTGCGTCAGCGGGTCTTGTGCCTGCTTCTGCGCTTCCTGCTCTGCTGCTTCCGTCTGGTTCTTCTGCAGGAGCTTGTCGGCGGCGGCGGCGGCCAGACGCGACACCTCACGTTCGAGATCCTCTGGGAGCGACGCTTCCGGATCAGGCATCTCAACACCCAGCTGTTTCTGGATATCCACGCGATACTGCATCGCTACGTGTTCTGTCACGTGGGACGACAGCGCCGCTTGAATCGCGCCGGCAAACGGGGATTGCCCGACCATCTGCTGAATTTTCGGGTCCTGTGCGGCTGCCATGTGGACCGCGATATGCGCCTCGTGGTCCTGATACGAGAATACTTTGACCGGTTCTTGCTTGAGCATCGCCATGTTCTCGGTAACGGGGTCTTTGGCCTTGATGTCCTCTGGCAGTTTGATGATCTCATCGGCGTCTTGGATACCAAGGACCTCGAGCATCTGACGGTGTAGCTTGCCGAGGTCGTACAGGTGCGGCGCCTGCTGGGCCAGCTGCAGTGCTGCTTGGTACTGTACCACACGCTGCGCCATTGTCGCGGCGTTCGGGTCGGACACCGGCACAATGTCGACGCTCTTGTTGAAGTCGTCTGTCCGGCTGAACTCACCCTCGATCTGATAGTCGTACTCTGGCTCCATATAGTCGTGGATGATCGCCGCGATGAGCCGAAGCTCTTTCTTCAGTGACGCATGGAGGCGTGCTTGGACGCCCGTCATCACCTTCATGGACCGCTCTAGCAGTGCGAGCGTGGTGCCCACGGGCGCTTCCGGGTTCATATTGCCCACTTGGACGTCAGCCACGGAGCCGATGCGACGGCCTTCTTCGACCACATTCCCGAGTAGCTGATACAGTACACCCGACGGTTCTTTGTATGGGAGCGGGAATAGCGACTCGCGCAGTGTGCCGCCTGAGACGTCCACGTCACGCCACTCGCCCGGCTGCAGGGGGGTCCCATCGCCTTTGATCCGCATGCCACGCGCTTTGAGGCCCGCAGGCAAGTTAGAAAGTGTACCGGCATCAATAAGCTGCCGCATAATAGATGTCGCAGACTTGGCAAGGCCACCGATCATGTGGATCAGGCCAGTGCCATAGAAGCCCATGCCCGGCAGGTAGCGGTAATGCACGAAGTGCATGCGCTTCAGCTTGCGGCGGTCGTCATCATACCAATTCCGGCGGATCGCGAGGATTTCACGGGAGGATTTGTCGATTGTCACTACATACGGGCGCGGGATACCTTCCGGATCGTCATATTCCTCGGGCATGTTCATCGTGACATGCATCTCGAGGATGGTGTGCCGATCATCGTCGTCAATGACAGCCTCTTCACCATTCATCTCGTCGTATTTCTCTTGGATATCCGAGAAATCTGCTGTGGGTTCAGGCAAATCGACGTCGCGATAAAAGCCGCCACCTTGCAGCTTCATGATCTCGATCGGCGTCTTCTTCATAATGTGCGTGTACCGCTCGCACGTCATCAGATCAGACACGCCATAGGCCACCACAAAATCCTCCGCAGGCACAAACGCAGACACGGCGCGCTCCAGCAACGGGTCATAGTAGACCTTCTTGAACGAAGAGCCTGCCAGCGGCAGGCGGAACAGCATCTGCTCCATCTCTTCGCGGTACTCGGGCATGTGGTCAGTCAGCTGGTAGTTTAACTCCTGCTGTACGCGCTGCGCCTGCTCAGTCTTCTCGGGGGTCAACTGACCGATAATCTTTGTACGTACGGGACCCGAGGCAGGGAACAACTCGCCCATGGCCTGTGCTTGGAACCGCACGACGGCCTCGGTCAGCATCGGGTGGAACACACCGGACGCACCTTCCCATGGCTGGGTGCGCTCCTCGATCTTCATCCCGAGCAAATCAAGACCCTTAACATAGGCCGTAGCCCAGTCAGACCGCGACTGCCTGTCGGAGTCAAACGACGCGACCAGCTCACTGGCCATTGATCCGAGGGTTGATTCGTCAATATAATCGGCGAGGTTGGCATCGTGCTCGATCGCTTCTCCAGCAAGGACTTGGTCGATGTCATCCATGTCAACCATGATGCTACCGTCGTCAGATTCTTCCGCCACTTCGATCTCGACCTCGAGTGCGTCGGGGTCATTGTCGCCGAACATCTCTTCCATTTCCTCGACGGAGAACGGTTCCAGCGGTTTTTCGATAGCCATAGTGTGCTCCTAGCATGATTTCGTCTACCATACCATCATAGGCCCGCTTCCCGCAAGGCTGCGGCAATTATGAA